CGGCCTGAGGGAACGTATCAAATCGGTTTGCGCATCCGGGCCATTATCGACCACGACGAACGTGTATTCTATCTGCGTATTCTTACGCAGACTCTCTATCGTATTGCGGACAAGATTCATTCGGGTCTCGTCCATCGCCCAGGTAATCAGGACAACTGAAACATCGTCTTTAGTCATATCGTTCATCCATAAAAACCGTCGGCGCGTCCCAGGGATCGTATGGAATCAACCGCTTCTCGGACAATCTCGGCCTGAAACACGTCGGATTGTGTTCGTTGATCATACTTGCCGCAAAACTGAAAGAACTGTTTGAAATCAGTAGATAGTCACATTGCGTCAACATATAGAAGTCGGCGTAGTCGGGGGCAAAATCGGGACCGGGTAGAATGGTTATCGGTTTGTAGTCGGCGAAGTCCGGTAGGACATTTTCAATATCGTCACTCGCCAGAAGAAGAACGGGGTCGCGTAATTGCATCCAGTGTTCCTTGAGCCAGTCCAAATACCAACTGGTAGGGGCGCGAAAACACCAACCGGGTTTTCGGCGAGGAAATCTCCCATAATCACCATGCCGAATGTGTATTCCAACGAGCGTATGCCCACCCGAACGCAACATCCTTATCTGTACGCCAACTTCCTGAACCACCGACGGAACGGGTCGAAACAGTGACCGGAATTGTTCCCGGATGGGATAACATCTGGTGTGGTACTGGAACGCGCCGAGAACGTCGATATTGTCCTTGCCGAAGACCTCAGACTTAGTGATGTCAAGCGTCCACTTTTCGTTGACCGTTCGGAATCGGACGGTTACGGGAGGGTCTTTATGCCCGAACAGTCTTTGGCCGATCCATTCGGGACACTGGTGCTCTTTGCAGAAAATGCGCAGGTAGGCGTACTGAAATATCTGGTTGCCAAATCTGCCACTACTACCCAATCTTCGCATCGTCACCATGTCTATGGGTCCTGATAATCTGCAACTCAACATCGAAAATCCAGTTCGGGAAATACGACCTGACGATTGCCTCTATTTCGGATAAGGTTGGAACGGCAGGTTGGTACACCACGTCCTGAAAGTACCATACGTCGTCGATCAGTATGACGTGTTGCGCCGCGCAGGGATGTTCGAGAATACATTTCAGTTCTTCTCGAATCGGGGCGCTGAGAATGTACTTGTCGTGCTTAGTGCCGACGTAATGCGCGTCGAGCCAGAATAGGCAGGGTTCTTTGATTTCCTTCAAAAGGTCCGGCAACAGTTGCCCGCTGTCCCCATGCAAACACTTGATGTGAGGGAAACTGGCGAATCGCCGTTGCGCATGCGCCGCGCTGCCGGCGCTCAATTCGATGCTGTATAGCCGGTCGAATTTGTGTTCCGATACGAGCATCGCCTTGATGGTGTGTCCGCGAAATGTCCCGGTCTCGATAAATACCTTCGGCCCGAACCTGCGTGCGTATTCCGCCAACATTGCATGTTTCTGCCAGGGTTTTATACTTCTGTCTAAAGGCATGATTATTTACTCCACTACTTGCCACTTGAAACTGTTTTCCCATTTGAAGTCCACGTTGAGTTCACACCCGGTCAGTCGCCGTTCGATACCCAAAGACGGGTTGCGCTTCCTGACAAAGAGCAACCGTCCCCTATCGACGAAGACGAACCAATTGTGGTCTCGTCTGCCGAACATCAATTCCGCTTGCGGGGTGGGGAAAGAAAGAATACCGCCCTTAGCAATGCGTATGAGTTCCGAGCAAGCCAGGCCAGGATCGTTCGTATGTTCGATAACATGGTGACAACGAGCATAGTCAAACTCCTTATCTTTGAAGGGCATTTTCTCCATTGGGCACTGCACAAAGGGGGATGGACACTCCGTCGGCACGTTAATGTCCGTGTACATATCGTACCCCGGCGCTGGGCGGCGTCCGCCCCCTGAACCAACATCAATCTTCATAGTTACTCTCCTTATGGTATGTTGCTGTTGCGGGCATCGCTCCAGAGCTTTAGTGCATTTCGCCCGATTTTTGTGCCTTCAGATCGGTCCATCGCCCTGACCTTCGGCATGAGAATAGTGATTTCCTTATCAACGTCCGCCTTGAGGTCCAAATCCTGCGCCAGAGGCATAACGAGTTTTCTCGCCAGCGACAGGACATAGACTTCAAGGAAGAGTGCGTCCCAGTCATCAGGGTTGACGACTTTCTTGATGTATCTCAGGTTGCAGGTTGAGGCGTCGATAAGGAGCATGTTGCCTTCAAGTTCGTAACTGTCGAGTGGTCTGCCGCCAATGGTATCACTTTCGTCATAGACGGATATGAGTCGCAGGAAATCGGCGGGTAGTGGATATTTGTAATCCCACTCGAAGGCCGGGGTCCCTGCGTTTACAAGGGTTGCCCGTGCCTTTGCGAACCGCCACAGATGGCTGCGCAACAGGGCGTCTCTCGTCTTTTCATAGAAGATTCGGCAATAGATGGTTTCTGGATTCGGCTCGCTCGTATCGTCGTAATCGGCAATCCTCTTCGCTCCTATTCGAGCCAGGGACATATTACAAACATCGGTGACTGTAGTTGCCATTTCTGAACCTCATAAAATTGTGGGAGGGCCGAAATACAAGCCCTCCCACGCGCCTCAAACCTACACCCACACAGTCTAATTCAGGGTTAAGTCGATCAGGGCTGCCTCGGAAGACTCAGGCACACGCGCTACCGTGCCCCACTTGTCTTTCGTGGTGGCGCGAATATCACAAGTGCCGTTCGATGCTCCGACGCCAACTTCCGCTCCCAGTGCGAGCGCCGTAGATGAATCGGCCAGAATTGGAGCGCATCCGCCTGTCTGTAGCCAGCAATAGTAATTGATGTCCACAGCAATCAGGGGGACGCCCGTCGCCCGGCCAGTCACGCTCGTCGGATAGATAATCACTTCTCGATATTTGTTTTTAACGATTGTGATTTCCGACGTTGCGTCAAGAGCCGTGCGGATAGGCGAGTCGAGCAATAGCGTCAGTTGCGTATCGGTCGATCCGACTTTGGAAGCCAGAATCTTATAGACATCGCCCATGCCGGTCGCTTTGTTGACCAGCATAAACGCATCTTGAAGATCGTCTTCGGCCAGGGTAATACCAGTCGTGATGAGGATTGTGATTTCCCACGATCCCACACTTTGGGTCTTCCCCGTCTGAATCTCATCGACCAACCTTGCATCCAACACCATAGTCTGCGTCATGAGCGCCTTGGCAAGGGCTACGCCGCCGTTTTTGGTGTAGCGGAACTTCCGACCGTCACTTCCGTAGATGAGTGGCGTTCCGAGCCGATACTTCTGAGAAACACTTTGTTCATAAATGCCCTGCAAAGGTTCGGACTCGTCGCCCCAGATTATCCCCTTCGGGAAAATCGGCTCAGTCAATAGAGAAGGTCTTTCTAAACCCATAGTGAATCTCCTTACTAAGCAACCTGATTAAGGCATTCATGGACTTTAGCGCCGTCGATGCGGAGTGCACCGTTGGTCATACGCGAATAGACTTGGAGCATGTAGCTCTTGTCGCCCCGCTCTGAGACGCGGTTATAGACATCTTCCCATGTTGCGAAGATGATTCCATCCTGCGCCCAGGCGAATGTTCGGTATGCCGTTCCTGCGGCGGCATCTTTGGTGATGCGATTGCTCCAGAAGAAGTTGAATCCGCAGTAGGGATTCATTCTTCCCGCTTGAATGGCCTTGATCGTATTGTAGTCGGAACTACCGATCTCTTCCAAGTCAAGCATGTCGGAGACATCTTTGGGAGTGACGGCCCAATACTTCGGGATGTCCTCGTCAACGTCTTCCTGGTTGAAAATCTGGAGCATCAGAAGTATCTTTGCCAGAGACATATCAGCCGCCCCCGTAACGGCGAGCGTGCCCAGCGTAGTCGCCGTGCCCGCGCCGTTGATGCTGATCGAATCGTCCTTGAACGCAACCTCGGTCGTCCCATCCTCGCCGCACCAGGCAGAGCCCAACGCAGCGGCGACGATACGATCATCCTGTACTCGACCCAGGTAATTCGCCTGGGCCACAGTATAAGCGTTCTGGGGGTCGATCATCATTTGGAGCTTGTCGAGATTGTCCAACGGGGTGTTGCAGTGTACGCTGGTGAGCGTCACCTTACGCCTCGAATTGGGTATCTCGTTAGTCGGGGTGTCCGGGTGGCGGGTCGTAATCTCCTCGCCATCAGCCAGTCCGAGCCGGTCGAAATATGCCTCTTTGGCCCCTGTGACGGTTTCGCGTCTGACTTTCGACGCAAACTTGGAGCCTTTCTGTTGAGTCAGAATATACAGCATTGGACTGTACTTCTTGGTAAAGGCAACTTCTATCGTGCTATCCATGATTGTACCTCATGTTGAAAGTTTGATTTCCGCGATAGGACTGCCTCGACCGTCGAGATCGTATCTTCATTTTAAGTCTGATGGACTACGGACCTTATCAGCCCCCTGTCGCCTCTGACAGCGGCAACAGGAGGGCATTTCGGCTGCCCGC